CGGCCGTCGGCTGGATGGGCATTGGCATGTGGAGATGGTCGAGCCGGGTTTTCGGGTGCCGGCCGATGTGGTCGGGGTTGACTGGGTGGAGGCCCGCACGGCGGAGATCGCGCAACGCTCGGACGAGGGTGATGTTGGTCGCCCATGCACGGTGGTGATCGACCCGTCACGGCCGGCGTCGTCGCTGGTCGTGCCGCTGCGGCGGCGGGGCATCGATGTGCTGACCCCCAACGGGCGGGACATCGCGGGGGCGTGTGGGCGCTTCTACGACGCCACCGGTGAGGAGGCCACCCCGGACACCGATGATGGGGTGCGGGTGTACCACCTGGGGCAGCCGGAGCTGGACGCGGATGTGGCGGTGGCGCGGAAGCTGGATGTGGGGGCCGGGGCGTTCACGTTCGTGAAGAAGGGCTCGGGGTCGGCGCTGTGCCGCCTGTACTCGGTGATCTTGGCCATGCACGGGGTTGAGGTGAAGGGCGTCGCCGCGCCGGAGCCGGACATCTTCTGACCGGCTGGGTTGGGGCTTGCACACGTGCTTCGGGTCTACCATTTCGGTCATGATGCGCAGATGGATGGCGCTGGGCTGCCTGGTTGCCGGTGTGGCGGTGCTGGCCGGCGCGGGGTGGGCGCTGCTCGCCGCTGGGGGGCTGCTGCTGGTCACCCCGGTGTCGGCGGCCTCGCTGCGAACCCGCATCGCCGCGGCGTACGCGGGTGGGGCGCGCGGCCTGGCCCGCGGCTGGGGATGGTTCACAGCTGGTCGGCGGCGGGTGGCCACGGTGGCGGCGCCGTCGTCGCTGCTGCTGGTGCCCTCGGGTGTGGCGTTGACCTACGGTGTCGGCCTGGCGTTCGTGGCGGCCGGGGTGATGCTGGCGGCGTTCAGCCTGCTGCTCGGCTGGAACGCCTGACGTGGGCTGGTTCGGCGGGTCACCGGTTGCCAAGCAGGATGGCGGTGTCCTGGTCGCCGATGGTCGGCAGGGCCGCATGCTGCTCGACGCGTTCGGCGTGCGCAACCCGAACAACTCGGGTGTCGTCGAGCAGGACGGCTCCTACCCCAACTACGCGGTCAACGGCTACGGCCGTAACGAGCTGGTGTACTCCTGCTTTGACGCTGGCTCGGCGATCTCACTGGCCGACGGAACCGTGCGCCCGATCGCCGACATACGCGTCGGCGACGTGGTCCGTAGCCACAAGGGCAAGGACCGGCCGGTACGCGGCGTCTCCGGTCGTCTACACACCGGCAGCCTGTACACGATCTGCCGGGCGAGTGCGTCCAAGCGGGTCGTCGTCACCGGCGAGCATCCGTTCTTCGTCGGCCGCGGCACGCGCACCGGTGATATTGCCTACGAGTGGGTTGCCGCCGCCGATCTGCGGACGAGCACCCGCGGCAGCAACCCGCCCGATGGGGACTGGCTGGTCGAGCCGGTTCCGCAGGACCTGACCGACCTCGACGAGTTCACCGTTACCCGGGCGGCACGGGCCGACGGGAAACGCTCGAACCGGCACTGGACGACGTGGACCGTACCGGTCAACGACCGGCTGCTGCGCCTCGTCGGGTACTTCCTCGCCGAAGGGTTCTGCAACGGCCGGTCGGTGAAGTTCGCGTTCCACGAGGACGAGCACGATTACCACGACGACGTCGGCACGCTGATGGGCGAGCTGTTCGACGCGCACGTGCGTGACTATCCGATCCTGGCCAACGGCCGCGGGAAAGTGCTCACGTTTAACAGCAACCGGGCGGTCACGTTCTTTGCCCAGTTCGGCCGCGGCGCTCGCAACAAGCGCATCCCGGCGTGGGTCCTCGCCCTGCCGCCGGAGAAGCAGCGGCACCTGATCGATGGGGCGTGGCGCGGCGACGGCTGCGCAAGCGGTGACCGGTTCACCCTGGCCAGCGCCGGCCGGGACCTTATTGAGGGCTACCGGCTTATTTTGCTGCGGCTCGGGGTGTGCGCCCGGCTGATCACCACGACCACCCGGCCGTCGCTGCCGGGCATCACCGGCGATCACATCCTGCACACCCTGGTGATGACTGGGGAGCAGATGCGGCTGTTCGCTGACCGGCTCGGTCTCGCCCGGATGGGACCGGCGCCCGCCCGCCCGCGGGTGTCCGCGTTCATCCGCAACGGCTATGCCCACTGGCGTATCACCGAGATCAACGCCCGGCTGGTCAGCGACTACCCCGTCTACAACCTTGAAGTCGAGGCCGACAACTCGTATGTGGCCGATGGTGTCGCGGCGCACAACTGTATCCGTTACAGGGCGGAGTCGCTGCCGCAGTCGGTGATACGGGTTTGGCCGGCTGCTGGGAACGCGGCCTCGTTGGATGATCATCGGCTGCGGCGCCTGTTCGAGACGCCGAACCCGGTCACCGAGGAGCATGAGCTGTTCGAGCTGTCGGTGACGTATAAGGATCTGGCCGGCACGTGTTTCTGGCTGGTGGTCAAGGGCCGCGACGGGCTGCCGTCTGAGGTGTGGCCGCTGATGCCCAACCTGGTTGGGGTGTTGCCCAACCCGCGGAACCCGGCCGACTTCGTGTGGATGTACCGGCCGGACCTGAACCGGCCCGAGGTTGTGGTGCCTGTGGAGAACGCGGGCTCGCCCCGGGCGGCCAAGGCGGACATGTTCATCATCCGCATCCGGTACCCGAACCCGAACCCGCAGGACCCGGGGTGGCGTTGGTTTGGTCAGCCGCCGCTGCGGCCGGCGGCGCGGGCGGTCACCTTGGACAATGCCGCCACCGACTTCGCCGACTCGCTGCTACGCAACCATGCGATGCCTAGCGTGATCGTGGAGACCGAGGCGGAGATCAACGACACGCTGTCCAAGCGGCTGCAGGCGAAGTGGCGGGAGGCGTTCGGCGGGCGCAACCGCGGCACCCCGGCGTTCCTGCAAAAGGGTATGAAGATCCACACTTTGGGGATGACGCTGGAGCAGCTGGAGTTCCCCGACCTGCGTACCTTCGCTGAGACGCGCATCTGTTGCGTACCCGGGACTGAGGTCGTGACGAAGCGCGGGCTAGTCCCTATCGAGTCGGTCGTAGTCGGCGATGTCGTGCTGACGCATCGGGGACGCTGGCGGTCCGTGCGTTCCGTTCTGACAAACCCGGTACACGATGACATCCACAGGATTGATGCTAAGGGTCTCGACCCACTTGAGGTGACCGGGAATCATCCAGTGTGGACAGCGCGTTATGGGCAAACCCCAACGCATCGGCAGACGTACGAGCAGACCGAATGGGCAGCAGCTAGGGATCTTCGTCCAAAGCGGACTGATGGCCCGTTTGACTCGCTGACGATTCCGACTCCGACAACTGGCTCGACGGATGCCACGCTCCGGTTGATCGATCACGTGAAGGGCCGCAGGTTCTCGACTTATGAGACCGGCGAGCTACTGGTACACACTCACCCACTCGTCCATCCGGTGCCTGCGACGGTCCCCCTGGGCGCCGCTCTTGGTCGGCTTTTGGGTTTCTACATGGCGGAAGGGTGCACCGGAAGCGGGAAGGTCCAGTGGTCGTTCCACTCTGATGAGGTCGCCTACCAGCAGCTAGTCATCGATGATTTAAAGACCGTGTTCGGCGTCGATGCCAAGGTTGTGCCCGTTGTGGGGGAAAATTGCTCCACAGTGGTGTGTCAAAACGCGATGTTGGCGGAGCTGTTCGCGTGCGGCACGGCACGTACAAAGCGGCTACCTGTATGGGCGTGGGACGGTTCCCCCGAGTTTTACGCGTCCCTGCTGTGGGGATGGGTTGCGGGAGACGGCGAGACGTCTACGCGGGGGTGGCGAGCATCCACCGTGAGCAAGAGCCTGGCGTGGGATATGCGACTCGTCGCGCTGGCGTGCGGACTGGAGCCCCAGCTACGCACCTGTCGGACGTCGCTGTCCACTATCGACGGACGGGTGTTGAACGGGTCGCCAGTCCGCTATATCCTCGGCGTGATACTGGACCAGAAGAGGCGAGGCACGTACCGCATCGACGGACCACATCTGACCACGCCGGTTAGATCCAACTACGTAGTGGACTATCGCGGTCCGGTTTACAACCTTGAGGTTGACGAGGATGAGTCCTACGTAACTACCGGTGGCACCGTCCATAACTGCGGGGCGTTCGGTGTGGAGCCGATCCTGGTCGGTACGAAGATCGGTTTGGAGCACAACGCGTATAAGGACTACCGGGAGGCGCGGCTGTCGTTCTGGGAGGAGACGATGTTCACCGAGCAGCGTCGCTTCCTTGCCCCGGTCCGCTCACGGCTGGTGCCGCTGTTCGGCGGGGTCGGCCGGCAACGCATCCGTGCCGACTGGGACAACTCTGCGGTGCTGGCGTTGCGGGAGGCGGCGCAGGCGGTGTGGGACCGCGGTGTCAACGCCTTCGCCCGTGGTGGTATCACCCGCAACGACTTCCGCCAGATGGTGGGCCTGCCCAACGTGGCGGGTGGTGACGTGTTCCTGGTGCCGGCGGGGGTGACCCCGCAGCAGGTGGGTGAGGCGCCGCCGACAGCGCAGGACGTGTCGGCCAGCATCGACGTGCTCGCGGCCGAGTTCGGCGTGTACCTGACCGATGAGGAGCTGGTACGCCTGGGCGCCGCCTCCATCGATGAGGATGCTTTCCCAAAAGCCCTGCCGCCCTGGGTGGACGGCCCATGGCAGCCCTGACCGTCGCCGCGCACCTGCCGGGCCGGCATGACCAGTCCACCCACGGGCGCGGCGGCCGAGGTGGTCTGACCGGTCAGGCGGCCCTGGATGCCGCACCGGCCCAGTTCACTGCCGCGCCGGGTGGTCACGGCGGAAGTCATAAAGGGGAGAAGCTTGAGGCGCCGGACGGTGCGGGCCCAGCACGAGCGATAGGCGAGTACGAGGGCGTCGAGTATCAGACGACGAACACCACGCTGCGGGGCGGGTTTCGCAAGCCCGAGCCGGGCGACAGATATGCCCAGGAGCGGGAACGTGCGGTCGCCGCGCGCGTCACAGAAATCGACAAGACGATGGGCGTTTCGCGGTTGAAGTCTGACGTGCAGGTCGAACGGGTCATTGGCAAAGGCGCCGAGGTGTTCGGCCGAGACGCATGGTATGGAAGTGTCGTGGACTGGAAGACAAACGACTTTGACGAGGTCGACCGGCAGGTGGAGCAGCATTGGAACAAGGGTGAACGGCCGAGCCTGAAGGGCATGTCCTGGCGCGAGAAGGGCTATGTCTCGACCACGGCGGACCCTCGTGTCACTGCGATGTACGGGCAGCGGTTCAAGGTAATCAACAGTGACCTTGATGGTGAGCCGGTGGTCATGCGGATGTTCGTGCCTAAGGGTACGGGGGCGGTGCGGCTGTCGCCGATGACCCCTCAACGTGTCAAGCTCCGCAGCGAGGCTGAGCTGCTGCTGCAGCGGGACCTGACCGCCACCGTCGTAGAGGATCATGGCGTGGGTCCTGACGGCCTACGGCATCTCGATGTTGAAGTGAGGCCGGCATGAGCACACCCAGCAGCCCCCGGGACCGGGCAAGGCAACGGCTGACCATGGACTACCCGGTGGATCTGGTCGAGGCACCCAAGACGAGGGTGGTGCTGTTGCCCCAACCCGCGGGCAAGCGCAGACAGGAGGCTGAAAACGATGACCAACCAGCCTGAGCGGCTGCGTATCGGCGTCGGTGGGGTGGTGCCGGTCCGGTGGGAGCTGGCCAAGGCCGGCGACGAGCCGGGCTCGCTGACTGGCTGGGCGAGCGTGTACAACGTCGTCGACCAGCAGGACGACGTCGTGGTGCCGGGTGCCTTCAAGAAGACCCTCGCCGAGTGGCGCGCCAGCCAGCGGGTCATCCCGCTGACCCTCGATCATCGAAACACGGCCGAAGGTGTGATCGGGTCGCTGTCCGACGTGGCCGATTCCGCCTACGGCCTGCGTACCACCTTCAAGTTCGCCTCGACACCCGATGCGCAGACCGCCCGGGCCAAGGCGCGTGAAGGCCACCTCAACGGGCTGTCCATCTTCGGCTCGATCATCAACAAGTCGATAGACATGGTCGGTGACCGGGCCGTGCAGATCCTGCGGGAGGTGGCGTTGACCTTCGTCGGGTTGACGCCCAGCCCAGCCAACACGGGCGCGATCGTCACGGCTGCGAAGTCGGTGGTGGACGCCTCATGGGATGGCAGCGCCTCGCGGTTCACACCGCAGCAGTGGCGGGCCTCGTGCATCCTGGACACTGGGCAGGGCGACATCGAAAGCAAGGGCCGCTACAAGCTGCCGGTGAAGGAGCCCAACGGTGACGTCAACCGCAACGCGGTCCACGCCGCCGCGGGCGGGCACGGCATCAGCGCCGTCACCGGGGTCGGCGACGATGCCAAGGCGGCGGCGGCGCGGCGGCTGGTGGCCTTGTACCGCAACGACCTGGGTGAGGACCCGCCCACTGGGCTGCTGAAGCTGGCCGGGATGGCGTCGGCGAGCCTGCTGCTGCCCGACGACTGGGTGGCCGACATGCGTTCGGCCCTGGCGATCAGCGTGCCCACGGCACGCAAGGCGGCCGTGGACGTGCTGGTGGCCGCCCACTACCAGGCCCCGGGCGCGGCCGACGCGGACACCGACCCGCCCGGCGGCGACGACCCCGCAACCGACGACGACGACCCGGCCGCCTACGCCCTGGCTCTGGTGAAGGAGCTACCCAGCGGGCCCAGCAGTGACCCGGTCGCGGACCTGCTCGCCAGCGTCGGCGCGGCTGACGTGGCTGCGGACCTGGATGCGTTGGAGGCCGAGATCAAGGCATCCTGACGTATGCTTCACGTCAACGTGAACACCCCGGGCCGGGCGCAAGCCCACCCGGCGGCGAGCCGAGCGGACTCACTCGTCGACTCAAGACCTTCGAGTCGACGGAAGTGAGGACATGTCACAGACAACCGTCAAAGCCCTCAACGACAAGGCCCTGCAGTGCATTCACCTGGCCAGGGCGATCAACGATCGGCACCCGGACCCAACCAAGATCCCGGCCGAGGACGCGGTCAAGCGCCAGAGCCTGCTCAAAGAGGCTCGGCGGTTGAAGGACCTGGCCACCATCGAGGCCGAGCAGGACGAGTTGGAGGCGTGGGGGCGCGAGCCAGAGCGTGTCCCGGCAGCATTGGCTGCGGAGGCTGCGGTGGCGGCGGCGTCGGTCGGCAAGGACGGCAGCGTCGGCAACGGTTTCGACGAGGTACGTAAGCGGCGCCAGACGGAGCTGTTCGCCAAGGCCCTGCGCCACGGGTGGAAAAACCAGCCGTGGGTCAACGAGCTGGACCAGGTGGAGAAGGCGAGCCTGATCGAGGACGCCACCGGTGAGGTGATCGTCCCCCACGACATCGCCGGGCCGATCTTCAAGGTGCTGCCGCACCTGGGCATCTTCCGCAGCGCCGGGCCGACCGTCCGCCCAACCAGCTCGAACAAGGTCGACCTGCGGTCGTTGACCGGCGCCACGGCCGGCTGGGGAAAGGTGGAGGTGCTCGCCGCGGCACCCACCGACGCCAACGTCGTGCCGAACACGCCGGTGGATGTGGTTGAGGTCCATGACCTGGTGGCCATGAGCAAGATCGGTGTGGATGAGCTGGCCGACACCGACACCGCGCTGGTCAGCCTGATCAGCGACATCGCCTCCCAGGAGTTCGCCAAGACCGAAGACGACGCTTTCGCCGCCGGAAACGGGGTGTCCAAGCCGTGGGGTCTGGCTGCGCGCGCGACGTCGGCGGCCAACCAGATCACGCAGGCGGTCACCGCGGCGGCCAACGCCACCCCGACGGCGGACGACATGAAACGGCTGCCCTACCGGGTGCCCACGCGCTTCCGCCCCAACGGCGCCTACTTCGCCAGCAACGACGCGGCCGAGGCCGTCGCCCTGCTGAAAGACACCACATCCAACTACCTGTGGCAGCCCTCGGTGCGGGCCGGCGAGCCGGAGACCTTCTCAGGCAAGCGGTTCTACACTCTGGAGGGTCTGCCGTCGATGGGCGCCTCGGCCGCCGCGGTCGACCCGTCGGTGATGTTCGGCGACCCGCAGCTGGGTTACCTGCTGGCCGACCGGCAGCGCATGACCGTGCAGCGCCTCGATGAGCGGTTCGCCGAGCTGGGCCTGGTGGCGTTCATCTTCAAGCTGCGGGTGGGTGGCGACGTGATGCGCCCAGCCGCGTTCGCGAAGTATCTGCTCTGATGGGCGAGCATCGCTGGCAGCTGCAGGGCGACATGCAGGTGGTTGTCCTGCAGCCGGGCGACAAGCTCGTGATCGGCGTCAAGAGGCAGATCTCTCCTGCCGAAGCAGCCAGATTGCGTGCCCAAGTCAGGCAGCGGCTGCCGGGCGTCGACCTGGTCATCATCGCGGCCGAGCAGTTACTGGCCTACCGGCCGGACGAGCCGACCGGTCAACCCGAATCGGAGGCCATCGGTGGCCAAGACAACTGAACGTGCCGGCGGGCACTACATCGAACCGGCACCAGCCCCCAGCCCGGGACACGCGCGGCCGGCGTCAGGCGCCGACCCGTCCTACGGGCCGTCACACCCGACCAGCCGCAAACCCGGCGGGGGATCGGCAGGAAGCGGCGGCCACGGCAGCGGCAAGTAGCCGTCCTGCAAACCAAGGTCAACGAGAAGAGAGGCGAGAAGCGTGGGCGAGTTCAAGGTGAGCGTGCAGGCAATCGGCGGGCACGGCTGCCAACGTGAAAAAGGCGACGGCGAACACGTGGTGGGATGCGAGCGGGCCAGTTGCCCCGACTGCATCACCCGCGAGTTCGTGCGTCGGCTCAAGCGTTGCGGCGTGACGGTCACGGCCGCCGAGTTGGTGCACTGGCCGCGGGAGGTGGCGCAGGTGCGTGACAACCTGCTCACCGGCGAGCGGCGCGGGACATTCCCGGAGCGGGACCGGTATCTGGCTGAGGCGAGAGGCGGCACGACGCGGTGAGGTTCACGATGCTGGACAACATCAGCCCCCGCAGCCGCGACGGGCGGGTCTTCTCGGCGATGCAAGGCATGACGAGCGAGATCGACGACAACGACGTCGACATGTGCGACGCCATCCGGGGTGAAGCCGACGCCGGCCGGGTGAACATCCACGAGGAGGAGCCCGAGCCCGTGCCGGTGGAGCCGGTGCCCGAGCCCGAGCCGTGGGCTGTTCCGGTCGTCGAAGAGGTCGAGGCTGTCCCGGTCGCGTACACCGACCGCACCGTCGCCGAGCTGCGGGAGGCGGCCCGCAGCCGGAACCTTCCCGTGGGCGGCAGCAAGGACGACCTGATCGCCCGCCTGCGGGGTGATGGACAGTGAAGGTGCTGTGGCACAGCGTTGGTCCCTGGGTTGGAAGCGGGTACGGCCAGCAGACCGCCACGTTCGTGCCCCGTATCAAGGCCCTCGGCCACGACGTGGCCATCTCCGCCTACTACGGGCTCATGGGCGCGAAGATGGACTGGCACGGCATCACCTGCTACCCGGCCTACGCCAAGCAGTACGGCACCGACGTCATC